CTTGCGGGTTCTCCTCGACCGATGGAAGTTACGTTGAATACGTAACCAGATTGGTCAGACCGAAAGGAAGGAATGCCGATGGCATGGAGTAGGACGAGATTAAGGACCGATTACCCTGTAATCAGACAAGGTTCACTAACGTGGACCCCTCCGATTGATTCTGGTCACTACGATATCGAAGGGACCAATTTCAATCGGTCTGATTATATGCAGGACTCAGTTGAGAAACCGCATAAAGGTAAGTCGCCCTATCCCAACCATCCATGTCGCCACATAGTCCAAGAAGCAAGAAGTCTTATGACCTCTATATCTTGGCATGACTGGTCCAACGTGGTCGAAGTCCTTGCTAGGAACTTCGCACCTTGGGACATCGATTCCTTCTTCGATCCGTTTCCGCCTGGAGAAGCTGTCAACGGGCCTGCGACTAAATGCTTTGAAAGCTTTAGTACGCAGGTACCCGCGGAAGTTAGTTTACCTAACTTCCTTTACGAATTGAAAGACATCAAGGGTATGATACCCAAGATGACTAACAAACTCGTAAAGTCAGCCAATGATGCATTCTTGGGTTACCAATTTGGGATTAAACCCTTCATCGGTGACGTCAAGAAGCTTTCCGGGGCTTATTTCAAGGTCCTTGATCGGATTGAATTCTTGAGGCGATCTTATGGAAAGCCTACTCGAATTCACTTCTTTCAAGGGGATTTCTACGAGCACCCTTCTCTAGGGGTTCGTACAGATCCACCCCCTGATGATTTGCACCAGGATCTTCATTGGGTCCTAACGAGTTACAAGGCTGACTTTCGAGCTTCTGCTACACTGTATCAGAAGCTTGAAGGCCTTGATGACACGTTAGGCTTTCTCCGAGCATCTGCCGCTGCCCTTGGATTTAACAACCCGGCTGGAGTGGTATGGGAAGCAATTCCCTACTCATTCGTGGTCGATTGGTTGTTCAAGGTCAACGACAAGCTCAAATCGATGGCGATTAGTCCTTTCCAGGGGACTTGGGAGCTCAGAGACGTTACATGTAGCGTCTCATCGTTCTCAGTCATCGATGGCTGGATATGGCCTAGACGTAATTTCGGCAATGCCTGGAATAACGTCTACCGTGTCCGGCGCAGGGCATATCAACGGAGCGTAGGTCTTCCGGTTCTAAGATCTTCTCTTGGAACCCTCTCTGACATGCAGCGGGTGCTTCTAGGGTCGTTGATTTATCAACGACTCGCAAAACACTAACTGCTTCTCTTCAAGGGAGCCTACACACCATGTTTGACGCGAGTCTGGCACTTGACGACGCCTCGGGAGATGACGTGACTTATGTCCTGAATAAACAGGACGGCACGGGATCCGAACGAATGGATCAGGCTTCAACCTTGGCCGCTCCAGCGGTGCTGCGCATAAAGCACAGTGTCACTGGAAAAGGTAAAGATGCGGTCGATCGGCACCTTGTGCAGATCGCACGCACCATGGCTGATAGCACTCACTCTGCAACGTTGGTGGGTAATTTTACCCTCAACGTCCCAAGGGACAGCTTAATGACGAACCAGATCGTTTACGATTTGGTCGCCAATCTGCTGGATTTCATCATGGCTGGAGGTCTCACGACCCTCACCACGACGAACGTCGCAAAGCTGCTCTTGAACGAGTCCTAGCGAGCTAATCACTCGATAGACTCGGGCGGGAGGGATACAATATTCCTCCTTGGCAGCTCTTTATGGGTACCAGAGTCGCGAAAGACAAACTGGTGTGAGGTCCTGGAGGCGCGCCTCTATGGGTCTGCCTTTCAAGAGCCAGGATGACTTTCTTGTCACTCTTGTAGAGAAGGTCCTGACCGGTTCTGGTCAACGCACCTCCCATCAGTTGAAACATCTTCGGCTCGATATCGACACCGTCTGGAGTCGGTATCGGGCCGAAGGAGTCTCCTTCGTCACCAAGACGATGCCCAAATTGGGCAAAGCCTTGGATATGGCGTTGGTGAGTCGGCGACTCGAAGTGCCCAGGGAGTTTAAATGCCTTGGACACCAAAATAGACCTGAATTTCTTCAGGCGTATTTTAGTCGCTGTTTTGACTCACGGGGGGTTCTCCTGGACAGCGCTTCTGTCGAAGATATTCGATATCTTCGGCAGGTGCTCTTCTGTGCCTACCGCGTGGAATTCCCGCTTACTGATTCTCAAGTGGGAGCGACAATTAGCTCCTTCATTGAGACAGAGCGAGAGCTTCTCGAGAACAGTTCTAAAGAGACTCCACCAAGGCTTCAAGAAATCCTTGATGAATGTTCTCGTCAAACTGCTCTGATATTTGCCGGATTTGATCCAGCAGATATCCTGCCTAGACACGGTCCAGGATCTGTCGCTACTGGTGAACGTCTCGAGGACAAGTGGGAGTTTTCCCGCTTGTACGATGAGATACACCAGGTTTACCCATACTACGATTATTTCGTAGTTGGGGGTCCGCGGGAGCTCTTAGATCGAAGGGGTTGGTACCTAGGTCTCACTCGGCTAAGAACCGGTGTCGCCAAGGTGGTACTTGTCCCCAAAGATTCTCGAGGTCCGCGACTCATCTCTGCTGAACCTCTGGAATACCAGTGGATTCAACAAGGATTGGGTCGGAAGTTGATGCGTCA